AGTGGCGTTTGCTAGGGTGTAAGAGGCCGTCGGCAGGGTGAATGTATTTGTGAACCCCGATCCTGAAGGACTCTGTCCAGCGCTAGCGATATTCAGCAGCTGTAATGATGTGCCGCCTGCTGCTTTATAGAAGAAAAGCCCGTCCGTTATGTTCTGGGCACCAGCGCTGAACGGCGTTGCGGTGGTAACACAGAGCCCCGCGATAAACGAGCAAGTGCTCGCTGCAGCAACTTGAAAACGGACGAGATAAAACACTTTCTTGGTGGATGTGCTTGTTGCAGGAGGGTTATTGCCGGTGGTTGGGAGTGTGATTGATGCCGCCGGCAGCTGGATGGATTCAAAGTTCCCCGCGACCGCTCCGGTCGTGAAGAGCAACAATCCTCCATCTCCCGCTGAATGAGCCACCGTGCCTGCACCACTGTTAGTAACAGTGTAGAGGCCCGTTGCACCTACTGTATTGTCGAAGTCATCCGAGAAGTTATGATAGAAAAACGGATTCGAGTACCCGCTCTGTGCCAGCGGCCCATACGGGGGATCTGTAGATGATCCACCAGGCAGCCGGGAGGGGGGTTGATTTGCAGGGCCTAGTGCCATAGCATCTCCTCATTGGCCAATGTATACCACATATACATTGTCCAATTACGGTCCATTGCTTCCCAGCACTCCGCGTGGATCAGTATCGCCCACGCTGAATCTGAGATAGGTGGATGCCAATGCATTCTTGGTCCCGAAATCATTGTCCTGGTCGAAGATCGGCTTATCCCTCCAGAACATTGTCATTCCATGCTTCACATTCGTCCGAACGAACCAAGCATGAGGTACAGTGAAATAGTGATTGAGCTTAATACCCTTCGGGAAGGCATTAGTGGCTTTGAGGACGTTGATATCGTTATTGGTAGTGCCAGGCTGCAACACACTCTTCAGGATGCGGTTCGCATTAAACCACTCTTGACGAGCAATGTGCAGGGATTGTGGCAACACACTGATGAACAGTCCGCGATCTGTCTGAAGTCCCATCGCCTGAATGCAAATGTCCTCGAGCGACGCTTCCATCAGGTCGGCGGCAGGCGAGAGCGCATTACTAAACGTGCCGCCTGTCGTATTGGGATTTGCCGTTGAGCAAAGAGTCTGCCCATTAGCATTCAAATAAATCGCTCCCGTAAATGCATCATTAAACACCGCAGCGGCCACGTTCTCGATCGTCTGAGTGATCGAAAATGCGTTCGCCTCGGCGCGATTCATCGACACCTTCTCATACAGATTGTCACGCAGCTCTTCGAAGGTTACAATGTAACCCAGCGAATACGCAATATGCGTGTAAGTCTGCACAGGGCCCTGGATCTCAGAATCGTATGAGACCTCGGCTCCCTCTTGCTTCACTGGCGCCAAGCCGAATCCAGTTACCTGTACATCCTGCTCGTACGCCATCCCGCTTTCATGCACATCGTATAGATCAGTGTACTCGATCGGGTGCTCGTCGTACACCTGCCCCCAAAACTCGTGGATACCTGGCCACAATGCTTTAGGGTGTGCACCAGTGGTAATTACGCCGCCAATAGCCATTCAGTTCTCCTAGATTCCAAGTGTGCCACCACGATAAACGTGGTTATTGATAATCACTTCCCATTTCTGCCCTGCACCACCCGTTGCTGGCGAGGTCGAGAAGTGATTATCCACTCTCTGCGAAAGCCGCAGAATCTTGAGGTTGAGTGTAGCGGTGGTAGCTACGCTAGCATTGTTGATTGTAGTACCACTTACATTCACACCTGTCGCGGGAGCCGCGTACAGGATATTTGCATTATTGTTACAAGCCGCCGTGGTGAGATTCGTCGCTGCTCCACCTTCCTGAATCTCATAGATGATATTCGGATCATCAGACACCAGCGCATAGTAGACTACGCTCTGTGCACCTGATGGCCGATTCACCGGAGCCAGGTTGTTCGGATTAACATAGGGACCGCCGGGCACAAGGTATCCTGTTCCGGTGTTGAGAGTCCCTACCGCTACGATCACTCCAACTGCAGGATTGCCGGCAGTAGCAAGCGTCACACAAGGGTTACCCTGTGCATCACCTGTGTTCTGCGGAGTTACCAGATCACCAGGGAAATAGGGGTTAGTGTCTGCCGCCAAGATGGCGTACATTTGCCCCTTACCATCGTACTTGGCACCGTTCAGATACCGAACGGGGCTCAGCCCAGATGGTTTCGAGACGTTCACAAAAGCCATTCAGGTCTCCTAGGATGAATGAATTACTCTTTCGATTTGAGCAGCCCCTCGAGCTGCGCTACACGCGACTGCAGGGACTGCATACCTCGCTTTCGTTCAGCTTTCCTAACCGGTCTGTTGAATAGGGCTGTTTTTCTGTAAGATAACGGATCCATTTCCTTTACGCTGTTATTACGATCGAACATCTTTGCTTCTTCGCCAAAGATCGATTCCATGATCTGGAGATTCATCTGCTCGATCCGCTTTTGATCCTCCAGATAGTATTCCATCGGCAGTTTCATCAGATGCAACCGCACTGGCTGCCCGGCATCGCTCTGCCCTGCCACCAGACTCACATTCGTTCCCATGTCGGTATTGCCGCTGACCATCTGCCCCGACGCAATAGAGTTATGGTTCATGTGAATCTCTTCATTCTTCACAAACTCATAATACGCATCCAGCGCCCGCGGTACATTTTCATCCTTGAACCAATAAAGGCGATAGCCTGGGATATCCGGCACCTGTAGCCGCTGTCGCACAGAGGCCATCGGGACACGAGGAGGACGCTGTTTGGCGGGGGGTGGATCAGCGGGGTTGCTCACCACCTGCACCGCTTCTTTGGGAGCCTGCGCACCGCCTTTGATTAATTCGCTCATCTCAGTTCCCTCACGGAGTGGTTAGATGCTTGGTGCCCCAGTCTTCGGCGAAGAAGTCCTGAACATACTTCGCGCGATAAGAGGCGAGGTCTTTATACTTCACGTTGCCCCTCGCATCGGCTTTGCCGACGAATCGCGTGGCAAGCTTATCGCACTGCGACTTTGCATCGCTCGGCAGCGACTCATAGTCCCTACCATTAGGACCTCCTCTTCCGCTATCTCCCCTTCCTCCTTCCATTCGATTCGGTGCTCGCCTTCTGTCGTTCTCCATACCAAAGCGCCTCTTTGTTTCTGCCGCCACGTGGGCGAATCGCTGTTCAGGAGTCATCTGTGCCGAACGGCCACTGGAGTTGAGCTCTTGCATAATAGCCAGAGCAGCGCCGCTCATCGCAACATCCTTCCCGAACCACTCATTATCTGCAAGCCACTGTTTATAGGTGGGATCTTGCATAGGGTCGAACGGCTGGGCTGGAGGCACTGGCGCAGGAGTCGCCGGCTTTGCCCGAGCTGCTCTCAGCTGATCATTCAGATCAGTCAGCTTCTCTCGTAGCCTAAGCTCTTCCTTGATATCCCCATCTGTATGTACCCTTGCAATCTCGTCCATCAGCGCTTCTTTCTGCTGCCCCATATCCTCCAAGCTCGATTCGTGCGATTCCACTTTCAGCTCCTCGAGCGACTTATTCATAACGTTGAGCATTCGATCCTGATTCGCCAGCCGTGCTTGCAGCTGCGCGATAGTGTCCTTGTGCTCTCTATCCTTCGCCTGAAGGAACGGAATAAACGTTTTGCCTCGCTCAACCCAAGTCTTAGAATCCATCCATTTATCTGGATCCCCCCTGAATTGCTCCTGCGGAGTCCAGCCTGTCTTACGAGCCTCAGCATCCCAGTCCGCTTGTGGCTCTTCCACTGGTGCTTCTGGTTCCTGTGATGTTACTTCATCAGCCATGTTATGCTCCTACCACTTTGCGTTCAGTTGATTTCGCCAGCGGATTCGCTATCACAACATCATCCATTGATCCTTCAATCAAGCAGAAAATGTCATTGTCATTGATCAGCCGATATAGTTTGCCGTCCCGCGGTCCTCTGACAATCGCTCCACAAAACCTGGAGATGAGAACGTGGTCGCCTGGAGCTGCCCTCGGCGGCTCGTCGTTCCAGCAAAAATCTCCCAGCATCAGCACCGTCGCTCGCATCTCTTTCATCATCTCGCTCGCCTTAACATGATCCGGAATAGCAAGGATTGATTTATTGATCTCTGGATCATAAGGCTCACACAGGACCGCTCTTCCCGCTGGCTTCAGCCCGCTTTTGTGAAAATTCGCCATCTGTCATTACCTCTGCGTACTGTTCGTATTCAAGATCTAAAAACTCTCGCACGAATGCCAGCTTCTCGAGCGCTGCTGCGTTCGCAACGAAAGTCTCCTCCGGGGTAGTTTTCTGATACTCACCGGCTTCCCATTGCTCCATCTGAACCGTTCGATACTTTAACAGATACCTGAGTACCTCCAGCGTCACCGGGTTTGTTTTCCACTCTTCGTACTCCAGCCTGGTCAGAAGCCTCTCCACCTTCACCACTTGCCTCTCCCAAGAGCGCCTTGATGCGCTCATTCACCATGTCATTGAACTTGTCGTGTGTCTCAATCAGTTGATTATAGGCCTCGAGCTTGGTAGCTGCGTCAGTCGCGTTTGCATCACTCGCCGCCTTGAGAGCTTGTGCTTCGGCCAGCCGGATCTTCGCATTGTTGAGCCGCTGCTGCTCAAGCAGCTCATGCGCCCATCGCAAGCGCTCTTCCTTCAACTTCATTTGAAGCTCTTGCACCTTGATCTCTTGCTGTGCCACCTTCGGATTCTTCATCTCATGGCCAGGTTTGACATTCCCTGGTCCTGGATACATCCTCTCAATGCCCTCAACCTCCAGCGATTCGAGGAACTCCTTCGTCACCTCCGCAATGTCGTAACCCGCAGTAGCCATGGAATCCTGCTTGACAGCGATAGCTTGCTGTACTCGCATAACCGTGGAGGTGATCCGGGGGTTGGCAACTGGAGCCACTTGGTCAGGATTCCCAAGATAATCCTCTCTTCTAATGAAATCCTTACCTGAACCGAAGTCCTCATGGGAGCGGGTATAGACGCGGTTGAGTTCATAGCGGCGTTTAAATTCCTCTTTCATGCAGCGCCAGACGCGCTTGAAGATCATCGAATAAACTTGCATTCCCTGTTCGGTCATTCCCTGATATGTGCTAGCGGGAGTGTTCTGGCCGGGATTCTCCCCCACCGTGGCATCCACCGTCCCTGCGATCCGATTCGCATATTCGATCAGCAGGCCAATCAGCTTGAACATCACCTCATTCGGATTCTTTTCTGGGAATGGAACTATATTCTTTCGTAGATCGTCTCCAGTTGAATCGACACGCTTCCATTCATAAGGTGCAATAGTGTATACGCCGCCCCGAATCTTTGCGCCTCGGCCAAGGAACCCTCCATTGCTATTTTGAACTGTTCCGAGGTCAATGAGCTGATTAATTCCTGAGCTAACTGCTTCGTTGATCGGTCCAAGGAAGATCCCGAATCCGAGGTCATATATACCACCATCCGGTGAAGGAATGAATGAGTACTTGGTAAAGTACTCTTGGGCCTTAATTTTAACAACCTCGCCATTGATCTTCTCGATATCTGAATCATTCTCAATTCGTGCGACAAGTCGGACTGGACGATGACTATTAAACTCACACGTTGCAATGTAGGGTTCTTGGTATCCATCGCCATCCAAGTCGAACCAGGTGTGCTGTTCAATGAAGTGAAATGGAGTGTAATCATCAGGAGGTGGTGGATTCAGACCTAGCCGTCGGTCGGTTGAAGGATACTTGGGAGCACCCGCCGGCGCCTGAGTCCACCACGTTTCCTCTCTGACATCAGTAAACGTATCTCCCATAATGCGTTCGTAAACTTCGTTGCGATACATCGGGATCAGATGTGACTTCCTAGCCGCCGACTCAACGCTCTTCGCATAGTAATCAATCACTAGATCCTTCGCCATTACCAGATCCGCTGTTACATAGCCCTTGCCGGCATCCCAGTACGTTTTGACAAAAGCTGATCCGACAATCGCCAGATTGATGAGCAATCGGTCGTGCTGCTCTTCCCAGCTAAGGTCCTCCTCAAGAACCTGCCAGCTCATATGCTTGCCAATCCGAAAGGCTCTCTCGTGCGCCGCCATATCGACCTTGCCAATAACCCGGTAGCGCACCACGTTCGTTCCCTGAATGATCGATGAATAGCTGCGGGCACTGAACTGGAGCGCCGCAATAGTAACCAGCGGGAAAACCACATTGCTGCATCCTGGCCAGGGGAAGTTCTTCTCCTTTGCCGCCTGCATCGCCAGGTCCAT